AATGGAGCCCTCCCGGTGCAATAGCCGCAGCATTCAATGCTGACATCACCCATATTGGTTAGGACCATTTTATGCCTATCGAGACCTGGACAAGGAGCTTGCCTTGTAATGCTGAATGGAGCTATTTCAACTCCTCCAGCGGGCAAGTAACTCCCCTAACAGGTTCCGAAACGTATCACCTGGGTTCTCAGACGACTACCTCTATGAGGACTAAGCCGCAGCAATCTAACGGCTATGGTCACAGAGGGTTTAAGAAATCGTCTCCAGGAGCGGCCTTCGTAAGAGGGCAGGCACAACGAGAAGCTGATTATAACCAGATGACTGGTCCGCAAATCCTTGGGCATCTCGGTGAAGACAACCGTGAAATTAACGGCGACGTCGGAAACGAGTTTTACACCAAGAAGGTCGAGTATACAATGAACATGCCAAAAGCGCATGTCACGTACCGGCCTGCGGGGTATAGTTACGATTTCGTAACCTATGACGGTCCCATTACCAATGGGATCGAATATGGGTTTGCCGATTCAAGCCTTCCGTCACATGACAAAATCATCACTGACGGGACAGCCTGTGTAAGGCAGACTATACCTACTACTCAGCAAGCGGTTTTAGCGCAGTTTCTTCTAGAGTTGAGGGAAGATATGCCCCACCTCTATGGCTCCTCCTTGTTAAAGGGAGGTGTCAACGGCCGGGCGGTTGGTGACGAGTACCTGAATCAGGAATTCGGCATTGCTCCGCTGGTATCGGACGTGAAAAAGATCGGTCGCTCTATTCTCCACTTCAATAAATTAGTGAAGGACTTCCAAAAGAAGTCAGGAGCCAACGTGCACCGACGACACACGCTTTACCGCGTTTCTGAACAGCCGTACGAGAGTCAGCGCGGGACTGGACGTCCCTACCTCTCTCGTCCGAACAATACGGAGTTGTATCCGCAGCTGTTCAGTTTTGGTGGCTACGTGGATATTAGTTACTTAAAAACTACCACGTGTTCCTTTTCTGGCGCCTACACGTATTACCTCGACCAGGGTCATAATTACCTGGAGAGGCTAGCGTATTGGGGCGAGCTGGCTGATTACCTGCTCGGGACGAGTATAAACCCGTCCACCGTCTGGGAACTGACACCATGGTCCTGGTTAGCGGACTGGTTTAGCAATACGGGCACGTTCATTTCGAACGTAAACGCGTTGCACCAGGACGCTCTCGTGATGAAGTATGGTTACGTAATGCACACTTGCGTGGCCGTTACCAATATCACTTCATCCGGCATGCAACGTCCGTCTTATATGGCGGACTCCGCATGGCCGCGCACGTTCTCTGACTCGATCACAGTGACCGAGAAAAGGAGGACACGTGCGACGCCTTATGGTTTTGGCGTTGACCTGGGGAGCTTAACTCCCCAGCGATGGGCCATCCTCTCCGCTTTGGGACTTACCCGGGGCGAAGGTTCTGTCCACTACCGGTCATAAACCGGGTGGAAACAATGCAGGATTCACCTGCACCCAGGTCCCATAAGGATACCTGGTAACAATTCACCAATAGGAGAACTGCCATGTCTTACGCTGACCCACAGTCTGTCACCATCAACTCGGTCGCCACTTCGCTTCCGCGAACTGGCGCTGGCGATTCCTCCGGCAGCTTTCAGGCTGCTGATGGGTCGATCCAGCTCAAGGTGAGTCACGTCTACGGACGTAGGACTCGTCGAGAGGTCCGGTTGATTCAGACGAAGACCTCCACCGACCCGCTGATCCCGTCTCAGAATGTCGTCAGTTCCATGAGTGTTTATCTCGTGGTTGACGTCCCGAAGAACGGTTTCTCGGTCACGGAAGAGAAGTACATCGTGGATGCCCTCACGGGCTACCTCGCTGCTTCGTCTGGAGCTAAGGTCACCCAACTCTTGGGTGGGGAGAGCTGACAGCACTCCACAAGCGTGGCCATGTCATAAGACATGGCCTCTATCATGGCTAGGGATCGTCCACCTACCTTAAGGCAGGGAACGTGAAAAGCCTGATCGCTCTCTTAGCGGTTGTCATCGCAGAATGCGGTGATGTATGCGGCACTTGCACCACTCGTGACATACAAACGGTCACGAGACGTGTTGAAGACGAAGGGTATGCGTTTTTAGCGCTAACCCTACCCAACTTCGGAAAAGACTTCGAAAGGAGTCTTGACGAAGGGAAGGTAACTCCAGAGCGGTTTGCTGGTTTTCACCGGCTCACCGCCGAGAGCCCCCCTCAGTTTCTGAGAGGTTTTCTCGAGCAAGTCTTCAATATGAAAGATGGATGGTTGCTGGACACCCCCTCAATTGAGGCGATCCGTGCCATTCGTCAGATAACTCTGATGTTCGGCAAGATCGATCTGCCAATCAAACCCGAAAGGGAAAGGAAGGCTAGATGAGTACGTCCAGTGTGAGAGTGAAGTCCGTCGTTACGTCCTGGCTAACTCGGTGGAAGCTGACGATTCAAATCGTGTTGCTTATCGCCGGGTGGCTGGCTTGTTATGGAGTGGCCTTCTTTGCGCTGTGGATGCTCGCATCCACCGCAAGGGAGTTAAACCACACCATAGTAACGGCGCTACTGCTGATGGCACCTCAGGGAACCTGAAGTATAACCACCAGCAGTGGACCTCTAGGTTGGAGAAGGTGTTTCCCCACTGGGAGATGCTTATTCCATCTGAATCCTTTCTTTCTGAAATGGATGAGGTGATCTTTGCCGAACCTGGGGCTGAAACGCCTGTAAAGGTTATTACAGTCCCTAAAACGCTAAAAACTCCACGAATTATCGCCATGGAGCCTGTTCACATGCAATACGTGCAGCAGGGTATTCTATCCGCGATGAGGGAAGAAATTGCCCGCGATGACAACGCGCGTAGTTTCGTCATGTTTGATTCCCAATTGCCAAATCAAATGTTGGCTAGGGAGGGCTCGATTTCCAAGGAGCTCGCAACGCTAGATCTTAGCGAAGCATCTGACAGAGTTAATATCGTGCATGTAAGCGACCTACTTGCGAGACATTCTCTCACACGAGAGGCAGTCTTTGCTTCGCGGTCACTGAAGGCACGGGTGCCTGGTCATGGGGTTATTCCCCTAGCCAAGTTCGCGTCTATGGGTTCAGCGATGACGTTTCCGATTGAATCACTGGTTTTTATGACAGTGGTCTTTGTCGGGATCGAAAATGCGCTCAACCGTCCACTCACCTCCCGGGACATCAAGTCTCTAAGAGGTAAGGTGCGCACGTATGGGGATGATATAATTGTCCCCGTTCGTTATGTGTCTGCCGTGATGGAAGCCCTGGCCCTATACGGGTTTAAGGTCAACCAAAGGAAATCTTTCTGGACTGGAAAGTTCAGAGAGTCTTGCGGCTCTGAGTGGTACGACGGACACGATGTTTCAATCGTGCGAATTCGTCGGACCCTGCCCAAATCACGGGAAGACGTTCAGGAGATTGTCTCTACAGTTGCTTTGCGAAACAACCTCTATAAATTAGGGTTGTGGAGTACAGCTGGACATCTCGACGAGGTTCTACGGAAATTAATTCCGTTCCCCAACATCGAGGAGACTTCATCTCTTCTAGGTAGGCTCAGCGTGTTTCCTAATCAGGAGGTACGCTGGTGCCCTGACCGACACATCCCTCTAGTCAAGGGCATGGTCGTTCAGCCGGTTGTTCCTCGAGATCATCTCGAGGGCTATGGCGCCTTGATGAAGTGGTTCCTTCATGCTACTCATGAAAATGATGGCATGAATCCGGATTTCCGGAACTCGAAGGACGTGAGTCCGATGAGTGTGGATCACCTTGAGCGTTTTGGACGTCCCATTTCCGTCCGCATCAAGTGTAAATGGCGCCCCGCCTGGTAGATCTTACCAGAACGGGTGGGACTACCTTTGGGGATTAATATACCCTTAGGTAGGGAGGTATGGGTAACCGCCTCCAGAGGAGCCAAAGTAAGCGGCTTCTCTTCGACAGTGTTCA